TACACGATGAAATACAAGTTGAATGTCTTGAAGAAGACGCAGATAAAATCGGAAAGTTAGCTGTAGAATCTATTGAACGCACTGGAAAACACTTCAATTTAAGATTACCTTTAACTGGACAATATAAAATAGGCAATAATTGGAGTGAAACACATTAATGAAAAATATAAATAAAGGTTACGATTATATAGCACCGAAGAATAGTTTTCTCACTGATTTACCCTTTGGGGAAAAATATGAGAGAGAATCTAAATCAATACTAGAAGGTAAAGATGTTAAAGTAGAAGTTAAGGCTGACAGGTTATGTCAGAAGACAGGTAATATATATGTAGAAACAGAAAGTAGAGGGAAAGACTCAGGTATTATAACTACTGACGCTGATGTTTGGGCGTTTTGTTTATGGAAAGAAAATCGTGAATTACAAACTTATGTTTATATCTCAGTAAAAATACTGAAAAAATTAATGACGAAGTACCCTAAAAAAGTAGGGGGAGATAATTATACTTCTAAAGGACACATCATACCAAAAGAAGATTTATTAAATCAAATAATATGAGGAAAGGATATATGAAAAAAAAGGTACTGTTAATAGATGGCGACATATTAATATATAAGATAGCCACAGCGAATGAAGTGAATACACATTGGGGTGATGGTTTATGGACACTACATTGTGATGAAAAGAAATGTAAGTTTGAAGTAGATTCTCACATAGATGAGTTGGGTTCTACCTTTGAAGCTGACAATTATGTTTGTGCTTTAACTGATAAGAATAATTTTCGTAAAGATATTCTTCCAAGTTATAAAGATAATCGTAAACAAAGACGTAAGCCGATGGTTTTAAATGTTCTGCGTGAATACATTATGAAAAAACATAATGGAGCTATGTGGAAAAATTTAGAAGCTGACGATGTTATGGGTATAATGGCAACTGAACCACACCCTACAGAAGATAGGATTATTGTTTCTATTGATAAAGATATGAGACAAATTCCTGCTAAGGTTAGTAGAGATGGTGAAACAGTTGAAAATATACCTCAAAGATTAGCTGACTATTGGTTTATGATACAAACCTTAGCGGGAGATAGTACCGATGGGTACTCAGGACTACCAAATGTGGGAGTTAAAACTGCTGAGAAAATGATTAAGAGTTACACTAATGTACCCCTTTTAGAGCTATGGAAAATCGTTGTTGGAGCTTATAAGGCTAAAGGTTATACTAAAAAAGAAGCCCTACAACAAGCTAGAGTTGCACATATTCTTAGACATAAAGAATATAATAAGAAAACTGGGAAGGTGAAATTATGGCGGATATAATAAAACACCCACCCCATTACTTCAGGTTTAAGATAGAACCTATTACTTTTATTATGCAGAATGAAATTCCGTATGCTGAAGGTAATGCTATTAAATATATATGTAGATGGAGACATAAACACAAAACTAAAGAAGAACAGTTAGGTGATTTAAAAAAAGCTAAACAATATATTAATTTATTAATAGAGCAAGAGACTCAGGGAAAAGGTGAAATAAAATTAAAACTTACTGGTCAAACTGCTGAAGAAAAAGCTGAAGAAATGCAAAAAGGTTTGTATAAAAATGGTTAAACATAATCATTTAATTATCAGAGCTGATATTAAAAAACCACCTAAAGATATTCGTTTCATAAGAAAGTGGTTAAGAAAATTAGTATCAGCAATAGGTATGAAAAGATTAGGGCAACCCGTTGCTCATTATGTAGATGTAAAAGGTGCTAGTGGACTAACAGGTTTTGTTTTATTACAGACTTCTCATATTTCGTTACATTGTTGGGACGAAGTTGTCCCTACATTATTACAATTAGACGTTTACAGTTGTAAAGATTTTGATAAGACTATTGTCTTTGATTTTTTAAAACAATTTGAACCTGAAGGAAAAATAAAATATGTTACGATGGACAGGGAAACAGATATTAAAATACACAATCCTATTTAGTTTACTAAGTGGGTGTAGTGAATTTGCATTATTATCTAGTGGTTCTAGTTTAGCAATAAGTCATAACAGTTATGCGAAAGCATATAGTGGTATTGATTTTGCTACCACAATCACTACAAAAAAAGATATTAAAACTCACGCATATCATTATGTAACAAAAGCTAAAAAACTTAAAAAATTAGTTCTTGAAAACATTGCTCACGACTTTGATGGTATGTCAGCCAGTTTAGTTGAAACAAATGAAGTTATAATGTGGGAATTGTATCAGCCTGATAATGGTTTTTATCGTGTTAAAAATAAAGAAGAGATAGAGTGGGAAATAGAAGCTGAAGGTTGGCGTAAAATGTATGGCGGATAATAAGTGGGAGAAAAGATATAAAGGTAAGAACCTTGATATGTTTGGTAATCCCATTCATAAACCAACTAAAAAATATAAAGAAGGTTGGGATAGAATATTTGGAAAGAAGAAAATGAAAAAAGAAACTAAACACTATATTACACATGGTTATGAAGGTGTAGAAATTCTTGTTCCAGTAACAGAATCAGAAAAATTACAAAATGAATTAGAACCTATAGATAAAGAAACAGAAAAGTTTTTTGATGATATAGCAAACAACACACCCAACTCAGGACAATTTAAAGATAAAAAATAATGAATTACGAAAGAGACAATTTATTAACAGACTTTGGCAAGACTACTTTAAAGGATAGATATTTATTACCTGATGAGCAGTCCCCACAAGATGCTTTTATGAGAGCGGCAAAAGCCTTTTCAGATAATGAAGAGATGGCTGAACGTATTTATGAATATGCTTCTAACCTTTGGTTTATGTTTTCTACTCCTATACTAAGTAATGCAGGAACAAAAAGAGGTATGCCTATCTCCTGTTTTTTAAATTATGTTGGTGATAGTAGACAAGGACTAACAAGGCACTACACAGAAAACGCATGGTTGGCTTCTGTAGGTGGTGGAATTGGTGGCTACTGGGGACACGTTAGGTCTGATGGTACAATGACTTCAGGTGGGAGTCAGAGTTCAGGGTCTATTCCTTTTTTACATGTAGTTGATTCTGAAATCATGGCGTTCTCTCAAGGAAAAACTAGAAGAGGAAGTTATGCCGCTTACATGGATATAAGTCACCCTGAAATAATAGAATTTTTAGAAATGAGAAAACCTAGTGGTGGTGATATACATAGGAAATGTTTAAACTTACATCATGGTATAAATATTTCTAATCAATTTATGGCGTTGATTGACAACTGTATAAAAGAACCTACTTATGATGATAGTTGGGATTTAGTAGACCCACATACAAAAGAAAAAGTCCGCACTCTTTCAGCGAGAGATTTGTGGCAAAAAATTTTAGAGACTAGAGTAGCAACTGGTGAACCTTATATCTGTTTCATTGATACAGTAAATGAAGCTCTCCCTGAACAACAAAAGAAATTAGGATTATATGTTAATCATTCTAATCTTTGCTCGGAAATAACCCTACCTACAAATGAACAACGGACAGCCGTTTGTTGTTTATCTTCCCTTAACTTAGAAAAATATGAGGAATGGAAAAAGGATACTTTATTTATTCCTGATATAGTACGTTTCTTAGACAATGTACTACAATACTTTATAGATTATGCACCCGAAGAATTATTTAGAGCAAGATTTAGTGCTAATAATGAGCGTAGTATAGGACTAGGAGCTATGGGTTTTCATGCCTATCTTCAACAACAAAAAATTCCCTTCCAATCTGCTCTAGCAAAAACAAAAAATTTACAAATGTTTAAAAAAATAAAAGAAGAAGCTGTAGCTGAATCAAAAAGATTAGCTGTTAAGAGAGGTGAAGCTCCTGACATGGAAGGCACAGGATTACGTCATGCACACTTATTAGCTATTGCACCCAACGCTTCATCTTCAATAATTTGTGGGACTACTTCTCCCTCAATAGAACCTTATAGAGCAAATGCTTATGTTCAAAAAACAATGTCAGGTTCTTTTTTAGTTAAGAATAAATATTTAGAAAAACTTTTAGAAAAGAAGGGTATTAATACGGATAAAATTTGGACATCTATTATAGCTAATAGAGGTTCAGTCTTACATTTAAAAGAATTGTCTGAGTATGAGAAAGATATTTTTAAAACTGCTATTGAAATAAATCAACAGTGGATAATAGAACATGCCGCAGACAGGCAGAAGTATATATGTCAAGGACAAAGCGTAAATGTTTTTGTTCCTGCTGATGTAGATATAAAAGAGTTACATGATATACACATGTTAGCTTGGAAACGTAAATTAAAAACTCTTTACTATTGTAGGTCTGAAGCAATAAAAAGAGCGGAGTTAGTATCTCAAAAGATAGAACGTACTATTATTCCTGAAGCAGAGTGTTTATCATGCGAAGCATAAGAAAGAAAAAAGAAAGACAAACAGTTTTATGGACTGTCTATCACGCAGTCTTAGTAATAGAACTAGCTATATTAATTATAATAGAAGGGATTGAATTAGTTTTAAGATGAGTTTATTTAAAGAAAGAGTTTATTATAAGCCATTTGATTATGAATGGGCTTTTGAAGCATACGATACACAACAAAAAATGCACTGGCTTCCTAGTGAAGTACCATTGCATGAAGATATTAGAGACTGGAATGAAAAATTAACTCCTGAAGAAAAGAACTTAATTAATCAAATATTAAAATTCTTTACTCAAGGTGATGTAGATGTCGCTAAAGCGTATGTAGATACCTACCTTCCTAAATTTAAAGCACCTGAAATAAGAATGATGCTAACAACTATTGCCTCTAATGAGGCTATTCATGCTCATGCTTATTCATTATTAAATGATACTATTGGAACGCCTGAGCTTACAAATTATCAAGCCTTTCAAGAATATAAAGAAATGGCAGATAAACACAATTATTTATTTAAAGATAAAGGTAAAGGACTAGAAGGACTGGCTAGAGATATAGCTTGTTTTTCTGCTTTTGGCGAAGGCTTACAGTTATTTGCTTCCTTTGTCATGCTATTAAATTTTCAAAGATATGGTAGAATGAAAGGTATGTGTCAGATAGTAACTTGGAGTATTAGAGATGAGACACACCACGTTGAGAGTATGATAAAATTATTTAAAACATTAATTAAAGAGAACCCTAAAATATGGAAAGATAAATTTAAGAAAACTATCTATCAAACAGCTAGAGATATGGTGGAATTAGAAGATAAATTCATTGATTTAGCTTTTGAAATGGGTGGTATAAGAGGACTTACTTCTGATGAAGTTAAGAAATATATAAGATATATAGCGGATAGAAGACTGCTTCAGTTAT